TCAAGGATGTTTAGTTCTACTGTCGTAGCCGTGACACCATCAAGGATGTTTAGCTCCGCCGCCGTGGACGTAACCGCAGTGCTTCCAAGCGTTAGACCTGTCGTGGTAACAGTTGAAGTAAATGTAGCTGCCCCACCTGCGCTACCATCTAGCGTTAGGAACGTGGTATCTACCCCGCCATCGGTCCCTTTGAAGATAATGTCGCTGTCGCTCGCAGCGGCATCAATCGTAATATTGCCCGAACTAGTAGTAATCAGTACGGCGGAGTCACCTGCTGTTATGTCATCTGCGGCTACTGTGGAAGTTGCGGGAGCCGCCCAGCTGATGTCCGTCCCGTCGGAGGTTAGTATCTGGCCGTTACTGCCCGGCGATAGCAACGCCGTTGCGCCAGAAGAATTTCCGTAAATTATGTTCCCTCGTGCAATGGCATCAAGGATGTTTAGCTCCGCTGTCGTAGCCGTAACACCGTCTAGGATGTTTAGCTCCGCTGTCGTAGCCGTAACACCATCTAGGATGTTTAGTTCCGCCGCCGTGGCTGTAACCGTCGCACCGCCAAGTACCAAGCTGGTCGTCGTAAGAGACGTTACAGTAGCAGCGGCAGCGCTAGCGCCGCCAATAACGGCTCCGTCTATGGTGCCTCCGTTGATATCGGTAGTCGTCAACACAGAAGATGCAATAGTGAACACGCCGCTAGAGTCGGCAATAGATGCCGAGGCGGTGCCATCTTTAGCCTTGATGTTGGTAACTTCAAGGTTCGTGGTATCTACCGTAGTGGCGTTAATAATCTCAGTCTGGCAAGCCTCCACATTGGTGCCGTCACAGAAAAGAAATTGAGTAGCGCCATTTGCAACGGCAATGCCAGTACCGCTAGCCGTTTTAAGGGTTACAGCCTGTCCGGAAATGTTCTTCAGTATGTATAGTTTGGCGGCTGCTGGGCAAATAATAGTAGCAGCCCCCGCTGGCTGTCCCGAATTATCATCAGCAACAAGCATGGCACAGCGGGACTCAGATGTCGTCCCATCCGCAGTAGTCAACGTATGAGAGTTTGAACTCCAAGTATTTATAACGGCTAGGCCAGCAATAGCCTGCTCCACCATAGAAGTGATGTTATTGTTTACAACATCGCCCCATGTACCACTTAGCTCCCCCGCAACAGGCAGAGCCAACTTTAATGTACTTGTATACTGCGTCGCCATAGTTTGCGCTCCATATGTCCTAGCCGTATAGTAGCTTATATCTTACTAGAAGCCACCAATATCTTGCCAACTTGGAGTTTGGCTTGTGCTAAGGGCTACCCACTCGGGTGTTTGTGCTGTGTCTACACTACCCCACACAAGGGGAGACCCAACAGAGGCCGTAGCAGAAACCCCATCAACTGTTACTACGATGTCAGCCATCGCACCCTCCTATGCTATGCGGATAATAGCCGAACTAGCATCCGCTGTTGGGAACTGGATGGTGAAATCACTAGAGGTCGTAGTCTTGTCACTACCAAAATCAAGCACCGCTACAGCAGGGTTGCTACCTCCTGACTGATAGATTAACGCTCCTCGGGCAGTGATAGTCGCAGTAGACCACGTGGTGTCACTAAAATCTAAGAAGGCGGTGGTCCCAGAAGTTGTGGGGGCTGTCACGGTTAGAGTGTTCCCCCCTGCCGAATAGTTGGTGCCCGACACCTCATTAGATGTGCTATACGCCGTAGTGGTCGCATCTAGCGTTGCAGACGATGTATACAACGCTATCTTAAACGTCTGCGACGTGTTCGAGCTAAAATCCATCTCGCCATCAAGAAGGGCTTTCTTGAAAGACGTGCACATAGTTTGAGTGATTGCCATTGCCTGCCCCTAAGTAACTGCTTGCCGGTACTGCCCGGAACGATAAGTGTCTTCCCTAAGTCGCCCATCACCCAACTGTTTAAGTAGTGTCATGGACTGGGTGTACAACTTCCCGTACAAGTCTATCATGTTTGGCTCACCCTTCATAAATCGGATGGCCTCCATCAACGCACCATTCAAAAGCGCGGAGTCAAATTCATCACCTAGGTAGGTAGTGCCCGCAGTAACGATTGATGTTGGGTAATACCCATAATGCAGCTCAGTGGCGTAGTTAGCGTCAGGTGTAGGCCCCAACATGAAGCTGCCATCCGAGAAGTACGCGTAGTGGACAGGTAACCCCCCAGGCGAAGCCGCAGGGTACGCCTCACGAAGGAAATTTACATCCTTGTTGAGCAGGAAGTGGTACTGCCCACTACCATCCACGACAGCCAACGAGTACGAGTACAAGAAGTCACTAGGCATACCCAAATAGCTGTTGCCAGACGCCATAGCCCCCGTAACATTCTTGCGAAGGGCCGGAATCTGCACAGAGTTGTATATTTTCTGTTCCGCCTGCTCAGTAAACATGGCGAGCTGGTCATCTGTAAAAGTAGTTTCACAGATGTCTTGGACGTTTGCTTTTAACTCTGTGTAATTCATTGTTACGCCATAGGCCCGCGAGCCATAGTGCCCTTGGTAGCCGCTCCAACACCGCGAACCTTAATTCCGGAGGTTTTAACACCCTTCATGCTAGGCTTAGGCCCGTACACTTTAGGTACACCCGTAGCCTTGGTGGGGGCATTACTGTTCTTTTTCATAATCAGCTCCTATTATGTATTGACCGTGACGGTGCCAACGGCTGCCACCCCCACAAGTGTGTTAGGGGTTAACTCATAAAGGTCTTGTAGTCCAACAGGGTCCCACCCAAACTGAATATCTCTACTCGCCGTAAGTTCTGCGGAGTCAGGACGAGGGTTTCGTAACGCTTGAGGGTCGTCCACAGGATATTCACCCACGTGTAGTTGGGGCTGGTCTGGATTCCAACACTCGGGACACGCCTTAATATTAGTATCTTTTCCTTTTCGTACGAGGCTCTTTAGTTGTCGTAACTTATACTGGAACCCACACACGTCGCATATAGCTAGCGCGTTCTGTGATGAAGCAAATCGACTGGACATTACTACACCCGCGCCATTCTAGGCACGAACCGGACAGAAGCCTTCTCTCTGTCCTCTCCTGCAGCCAGTTGAAACTGTTCTTCATACACTGTTTTAAGCATATCAACGCGAGACATAAGGTCTGGAACCTTGAGAGCTATATAGTAAGCTAGGCCAGCGACAAGGCACGGGTAGAATCGAAAGTTCATATCCGCTGTCTGGACACCGCTACCGGCATCCTCAACGCGACGCATACGCCAATATACAAACGTGTAGTCGTTGCTATCCGGTACAGGCCAGACATTGATGCGTGGCGCATCGCGAAGCCTCTCCACCCACACCTGTACAGGTCGCCCCGTAGTCAGCTTATTGGGGATTGAAGCGAACGTACTCACACTCACTCGACTAATCGTAAGGTCCGATTGAGTGGACGCGTTGCCCGCGTTTGTACGAATAACTTGCTCTAGTAGGTCAATGGTGTCGGCGTCCAGTGTGTACTGCCCAGTGCCTTTTGTTAAGCTGACAGAACCGGTGTCGATAGTCCACATATTGATGCCGCGATTTTGCCACTCAATAGTAAGGAGGTTCATAGACCGCCGCGCCGTGCGGAGGTCGTATCCAGAACGCATTTCCCGTCCGGCACGTTCCCATGCTTCTTCAGCGATCTCCGTGAAGTCCATGTCAAAAGAAGTTGTGCCGGATGTGGTCATTATTTCCAACCTTTGCGCGCTACTTGCTTAGCTTTATTAGACAGCTCGCCGTAGTGGAGGAGTTTTTTTGCGGTTTTAGACATAACCTTACCGGTCATAATCGTGCCGTCAGGGTGTTTATGTATACTCCCTAGATGCTCCCGCCCATTGGCAAAGTAGTGTTTTACCCCCTTACCCATTGAAGTGCTCCCTAACTTCTTCTAGCAGAGATGCCTTAGTCTTGCGACGGTCCAGCTCCACGCCGTAACCTCGCATAAGCGTCTCTAGTTGGAGCTTAGTCATGCTAGCGTATTTGGGAGGAGCTTCCACGGAAGGCTGCATAGTAGCGAGCTTGGCTTCAGCTTGCGCCTTAGACATAAGCTCAAACACAACTATATCGTAGGTTCCGTCCGGGTTATTAGTCCTTATCTGATATACAGGCTCTCCAGTGGAAAACCTACCATTCTGAAAGACTTCCATCATCTAGACCCTTTCCGTTTGGCGGGAGACACGCGCCGTGGCTTGCCTGCGGGTTGGCCCAAACGTTTCTTTTCGCCAACCTTCTTGCGTTTCTCAGCTGCGCTCATCTCGCCGCTAGTCTTAGGGGTTTTACTGGATACTCGTTTAGTTGGCCTGCAGTAGGGGGTACCCCGTTTTTCGCCAGCCTTACGACCACAAGCCTTACCCGTGCTAACGTCCTTCCAGTCCTCTTTGAACCAGCGTTTTAATGCTGCTCCCTTTTTGGTCTTGCGAACGGCCATTAGCCCCCTGCCTTTTTCTTCCTGCATTTAGCTATTGCCCCGCTCGCGTACGCGCTCGGGAAAACTTTGTAGGAAGACTTAACTTTACGGTAACACGCGTCCTTAACTGTTCCGCCCTTCTTGTATCTTCTGCTAGAAGAGCCGCAGGTATCGGATTTGTAGTACCTACGCATTAGTACATCTTAGCTTTGCGTACGCCTCGCTCCGCAATCCCGCAACCGCGAACCTGGCCGCCAGACTTCATACCCACCCGCTTCTTCCTCTTCTTCTTCTCCTTATTATTTTTACGCATCTCGTCCGGAGTTGGGCCTTCCATACGGTTCATTGCACCGGACGGCATGGGGCGACGAGTATTCCTGCGTTTCATTTCCTCTAGGTCCAACACGCCGGGCGCTCCGCGTGTAGAGTCCTCCGCCATGGACATCCCGCCCGCTTGGTATTTCATAACTTTGCCCCCGCCCATCATTTTGCCTTTACCGTCAGCGGCGTAGTCAGGGACCATCTTCCCATTAGGGCCTTTAACCATGTTGAGTTTGCCACCAGCTTTGTAGCCACTTTTCATCTTCATCATTCTATCTCCGACGTTAGCAGTTCCATTTACGTAAGCTCTTATTGATACGGCTATTAGGGTCGTTTGCCGTCTTAGAGCTTGTGTTACGTTTCTTCATGCCCTTCATCCGAGCGCAGAAAGATTTGCGGCGGTTTGCTGCCTTAGAACCCTTCTTGAGTTTACTGGGCTTGGTAGTCACGGCGGTCTTGAGTTTACTACCAGGGTTTTCCCGACGGTAGCTCGCCACACCTTTTTTGTTTAGCCCACCAGACTCGCTCTTACCCTCCTTACGCGTCCAAGCGGCGGTACTACCACCACTCTTAAAAGACGCGTAAGGAGGCTTAGTATAGTAGCGTCGCACAACTAGAACTTCTTACGCATATACAAAACGATTGTATACGTATCCGCGCTAGTGTGCCCTACCGTGGTGAAGTTAACGTCCCCTGTTTTACCAGACCCTGCATTGTTGGTCAGACCCCCAAAGATAGTGTAGTCGTGACTACCACTCTGGTTCTCTCCCAGCTCGATACAAAACTGGTCAGTAGAGGCGTCCCAAAGTATCTTCACTTTCATGCCGATACACTGCCACCAGATACGCTCTATCTCTACGCCCGTGCAGGGGAGACCGTTCTGGTTGGGCTGGAGGGCGCTGACGTCAACCTTAGTAACTGCGGATTCGCCAGTGCCGTCAGACACGTTGGTAAATTTCATTACCACGTGCCCAGGGCCGTCGACTAGAGTTTGAGAGGTTACAGCATCAGCCATAACTACCTCCTACGACTGATCGGTGAATGCAGGTGCGTCAGCGCCCTGCTGATAACCCCAGATGTACCAATTTACGGTGTCTTTAGCTGCGATGTTAATTTCCATCAGGCCAAAGTCAGTTAGGGTTAGGATAGAGTTCGAGTTCCCATCGGCGTACACACTCGCGGGAGTACCTGTAATATGGAGAACACCACCAAGATAGAAGTTAGTGTCTGATCCGGTATCAATAATAAGGTTCTCAGTCTCTTCAGCAGCCCCACCATAGACTAGTTTGAAGCTGGCCCCTGCAACGGGGGTAGGCAGCGTTAGCGTCCGGTTAGCAGCGAGAGCAGGCACTACGAGGGTGCGTCCGCTGTGAGTGGCGTTAGTCAAACTAGCGTTAGCGTCGGCTAGCGCAACAGGTGCGCCC